GATCAGGGATCAGGTACTCAAACTTGAGGTCCTTATCCAGGAACGTATCCAAGGCCATCTCATCGTCTTGCTGCTCATACTGCATCTGGCTGATGAGAAGCCGCTCCAGCGCCCCGGCATCCCGATAGCCAGCCTCCAGCGCCAGCACGTTCATCTTGTGCGCCATCTCCGCCGGGTTATCCAGCTCTTGGAGCGCCTTAGCCCGCTTGATGACCTCCTCGTAATCCAGGTGCACCGCCTGAATCCGTTGGATTTTTGAGGACTCAACTTCCTCCAGCGTCTTGCGGCTCGACTCCCGGAATCGCTGGCGCTCAACGTCGTACTGGTCCGCCAAATAAATCAGCGAGCCGACGCCTTTGTTTCCAGTCCGCCCGGCTCTTTTCAGGATGTGCGGCCACTTCGCCTCACATGGATTACCGCTGGCCCACTCCTCCTCAAATGCCGGATCTTCACAACTCCAAGCCGACCACAACATCAGGCCCTTCTCGTTGGGAAGCGCCTCAGCCACCATTGCCCCAATCGACCACCAGTAGTCCTCAGTGCCACGGCCTAGGTGCGGCAGCACGGAAAGACAGTCCTGAATCAACTCAAACAGCTCATCCTCAGTGCGCCCGCTGAAATCAAGCCCCTTCCGGTTCTTAATCAGCCCCTGCACTGGCGCGTCAGCATCCTTAGCGGCCCGCATTTCGGCCAGCAGCCACTCCGGGGCCTCAGGCACATCCTGAAGGTCTCCCTGGAGCGCGTAGAAGCCCTTGGGAGCCTTCCCGTCGCTGCTGCCGGGGTATTCCCCCGCAATGACGCCCTGCATCCCCCACAGGACCTCGTAGCCCGCTCCTGTGACCTTCCCGCTGATGCCCTTAACCCTGGAACGTTGCTCCTCCGGCACCCGGAAGATGAATTTTGCGGCGTTGTTCTTCGTTGAGACGACTTTGGGCGCATTTTTCAACGAGTCGCCCCACTTCTTCTGGAGCGTCGTCAGGTTTGCGTCTACATCGAGAATGACGAGACCGTCACTACGAATCCCGGTAAACAGGCCAACAGCCTTGAACACCTCGGGCCGCTGCTCAATCAACAGCGCCACATCCGCCGGCGACAAAACGGCGTGGTGCGCCTTTTCATACGGGGCTTTGCCGGTGGAAACGTCCCCGTGCTTCCCAAATACCTGACCCTTGGCGTAAATCGGCGCATAAGCCGGCCCGACGGGCAGTTGGCGCACGAAATCCGCCAGTTCTTGCGTCTTACGAGACACTTTGTTAGACTCCTACAGTGTTGTGTTACACGCGCCCTGGCCGCCTTCCGCGGCTGGGGCGTTTTACTAGGCTAGCCGTCCCGTCAATCCCGTGTTACTGTCATAGACGTTGCCCTCGGGCGACCACCAAAACACCGGAAAACACAATGCCTTTCCTTTCCAAGCAAGCCTCTGCTGCTGTTACTTCCAACAGCACCGGCGGCGGCTACCTCAGCCTCAGCAAGCTCCCCGACGGCGGCTCCGTCCGCTTCGCGCTGCTGACCGACGAACCCCTGGAGTTCTACGAGTGCTGGGGCCAAGCCAACGGCGCCTCCAAGCCCTTCCGCTTCGACTACGAGCCCACTATCGAGGACGTAACGACTGAGATGGGCGAGTTCGAGCCCCGCGAAGGCCGCGGCGGCCCTGGCACTGCCGACGTGAAGTTCGCCATCGCCTGCCCGGTCTACAACTACGAGTCCGGCAAAGTCCAGGTCCTGCAGATCACCCAAAAGTCCATCCTCAAGGAAATCGACCAGATCTCCCAAATGGAGGACTACGAGAACCTGCTGGAGTGGGACTTCACCATCAGCAAGAAGGGCAGCGGCCTGCTCACCGAGTACACCGTCCGCCCCGTTCCCCGCAAGAAGGGCAGCCAAGAGCACGTCGATGCCGCTTGGCTCGAAGCCAAGTCCGAGGGCTTTGACATTTCCCGACTTCTTACGGGAGGCAACCCCTTCAAAGCCGCCTAACTCCCATTAAGTACACCGGCCCCGTCCATGTATGGGGCCTTTCAAAAACAATTACGCAATCGCCATGGTAAAAAGACGCCCCAAAGCCGAGCCGCTAGGTATCAGTCCCTTTGAAGCTCGCTGGAAACGCCGCAGCCCCGAGTACGCCAGCATCCAAGTAATCGAGGTTGATTCGAACATCACTGCCGAAGTAATACGCCCCAAACGCGCAGAAACGGGCAAGCGTCGTCAAGCGTTTGGAGCACTTACTTTTCAGGATCTTGCGGTGCTGCACTTAGCTCTAACACGCCAGTATCAGCGCACAAAAGTAGACAGCATCGCTGACAGCTACGAAAAACTCCTGGCAGAGCTGGAGGACATCATGGAGAACCGTCCCGAGGCCATCCGCTTCCTGTAAACCCGTTGCCCCCTCTAACCCAGGGGGCTTTTTAATGGTATTATCAGATTGGGAAAGAATAACTTTATGGCCTCCAACACCCAAGACACGCTGGCAGGACTGCGTAAGTGGCGGTTGGAGCAAGACAACAGCGGCCCCTTCCGGGTCTACCGAGACATCAAAGGTAATGTATACCATAGTGTTACACACATCCTGAAGGAAACAAGCGACAAAACCGGGCTGGAGCGTTGGGAAGCCCGCCTGGGACCAGTCGAGGCAAGCTGCCAGCGCAACGTTGCCGCCACCCGAGGCAACATGGCCCACAGTCAGGCGGAGTATCTCCTCAAAACGTCCCAGCAGCTGGCACGATCCACTGCAAACAAGCGCAATTCAATCCGCTGGGACGACCAGGGACTAGCCCGGATTCCCGCGCCAATCACGCAGTGGGCACTCAAGCGAGTAAGACCCAACGTTCCCCGAGTTGGCTGGAGCGCCTCTGGCTACGCCCGCAGCTTGTCTGACTGGATCGCCGAAAACGTCACCGAAATTTTCGCCAGCGAATTTTCCATCCACCACCCCGCCGGCTTCGCTGGAACGGCAGATGCCCTGCTGGGATTCAAGAACAACTCCATCGTGGTTGCCGACTGGAAAACCAGCGTTGGCCGCAAGACCACCAAAGATGAAGACGGCCTGGAACGTTTGCCCCCCGGCCATTCATACATTGACCAGTGCGGCGCCTACAGCCTCGGCCTTAAACACCTGACTGGGCTTGAACCGACTGGAGCTGTGATCGTGCTGGCCCGTCGTTGTGGAGCGCCAAACATTCATTGGATGACCCCCGAAGAACTGCAACAGGCAGAGGAGTCATTCATGGCCAGGGTGGAACGCTACTTTGCCGCCTTAGTTGACAATCAGGTTGACAGTGCGGCCCTAGCTGGTTGACAATGGTTGCCTGAGCGTGGCTGGAACCACCTCAGGCCGGACAACCTCTCTCACAGGCCGTCATGTCACAGTCTACATACCCTGCTGTCGAGCTTCTCTGGGAGAAGTACAGCTACAACCCATTCACTGGAACGCTGCACAAGCGTAAAAGCGGCATTCAAGTGAAGGGTTTTCCAACCTCGAATAAGCGTGGCTGGTGCATTCATCTGACCTGGAACGGCCAGCGCATTCAGACAAGCTATGGCCGGGTTGTCTACGCCTGGTGCACTGGCGCGTGGCCCATTCATCAGATCGACCACATCAACCGCAACCCCCGCGACAATCGCATTCATAATCTCCGGGATCTGACCAACCGGGAGAACAGCCAGAACCGCGCCAACTTCGGCCATTGGCTGGAGCGTGAGCAGTGCTGGCAGGCCCGTATCAGGATCGGCGGCAGGCTTCAATACCTGGGCCGCCACAAGACAAGGGAAGCCGCCCAGCAAGCTTACCGGGAAGCCTGCCAGGCGGCGGGGTTGCCTGTTCTGGGTTAGCTGGAACGTCGGCGGGAAGGCCGGGCTTTTCCTTTATCAGATCTGGCGCGGCGTTTTTCTGTTCCCGCAGATTCAATCTGGGGATTCTGTGGAAAACCGCCTGCTGCCAGCACCGCCTCAGCGGTGAGGGTCTGCTGGCTGATGCTGGCACGATCCAGCACCTCCTGGAACGCTGCAGCCTGCCGCAGCTTCTGCTGCCTGTTGTGAAGGTCTGGCAAGGTTTCCAGGTTCCAGCGGCTGGAGCCTACTTTCGAGGCTTCCGCCCGGTGCTCTGACAGCCACGCCAGCACCGCATCATCGCAGGGGTGGTTCTGAGCTAACCACAGCTTGTCGGCCCACTCAATCCGAAGCCGCCGGGCCGCCTCCCTGTCCGCCTCCCTGGAACGCTTCCGCTCTCGGGCCGTTGCCCATTCTCCGCCGGTCATGCTCCCTAATGGTTGGGGTGTGCTGTCAAACAGTAGCACCGCGGCGGATAGTTGCAACCGGGCCGCTGATGCTATACACTACGGGGGCACTTCGGCAAACCCTGCCATGCCAACCGCAACCCCACACCCCCAAGCCGTGTTCGATCAGCTCACCGATCAACAGCTGGTGGATGTCACCCGGCACCATGCCGCCAAATTCGATGCAGCCTGGATCGTCTGCATGTCTGCCCACCACCGTTCCGGTCGCTACATTGACGCCCATGACACGATGCAGCGTCAATACAAGATCCTGGGCCAGCTGGTGGCCTATACCTACAACCACCGCCCCCACACAGTTTGGAATGCGGTGACCGCCGCCGCCAACTGGCACCCTTGACGCCGGGCCGCCAACCCGTGATACAGTTAAACACGTAAGCCCACCCGAGGCCCACTATGCCGATCATCACCCCCGCCAGCCGCGCCGCCTGGAGCTTCCCGGCTGACGCCACCCTCTCGTTGCTAGATGTCCAAGAACTAGACCGCCAATGCGGTTACAGCTGGACGGTTGAGACCCGTTACGCCGGCCCCACCAACACCAAAGGGAGCCGTATCCTGGTGTCTTTTGTGGGCAGCCGCAAAGGCAGCAAGGCTTACGGGTACCGGCACGCGCTCAATAGCAGCGAGAATCACATAGCCGCGGCGGTGGAATGGCTGCAGCAGTTGAGCAACCTTAACGGCTCCCCCTCCTATGCCCTTGTGGCCAAGGCCAGCACTGAGCGCGGCTACGTGCTGACTTTCTGTTGACCGGCACCCCCAACGATCAACGGCCCGGCCATGCTGCCGGGCTTTTTGCTGCGCGGCTTGCGAAACGTGATAGCAGGGCCGCTTATCATTGGCGCAGATAGTTTGTGACTCTAACCGTGGCGGATTGTGACGGCCAAAAAGTAAACGTGCCGCGTACCGTCGCCAATGACGAGAGCAAGCGGTGGCGTGGTGGCAAGGGCTCCAGCGTCCGGGTGGAAGAACGGGCCAACTGGTGCTATGCGGAGATTCTGAACGGCGGCACGCGTCGGCAGATCACGCAGAAACTAGCGGATCGCTTCGGCGTGTCTGTCAGAACAGCAGACGACGACTACAGCCGCGCAGCAGAGATGCTCAAAACGGAGCAAATCGCAACGCGTGGCGATCTGCTGAACCAAATACAGGCGCTACGCTTGTCTGCCTGCAGAAAGGCCATGGCGAAAGGCCAACTGCAGACTGTGGCCATGCTGTTGAAAGACATGGGCGCTGTCATCGGCGAGGCTGCGCCGGAACAGCAGGCCGCCGCGGCCCCTGTGCTGCGGGTGGAGATCGACGATAAACGGGGCGGCGCTGAGACTCAATAGACCCACACGCCAGGGCTTCCGCTGGGGCTGATTCTGTGCAACAATGGGGCCAAGCTCACCACGCTTCCCCCATGAACTCCAAGACTCTCACCCTTGCCGCCGTGCTGCTCACCGCTGCAGTGGTGGCAATGGGCTACGACAATTCCCGCCAGCTGGCACGTTGCGAGGCTACCGGCCGCGGCCCGGCCGAGTGCCGGCTGCTGGTGCTGGGCCGATAGTGTGATAGACTGACAGAGTCAACCAAGGGACACCGACCCGTGATCAACACCCCCCAAGCCTGGCACAACCACTGCATGCTGGTTTGCGCCGCCGTGCTGCACTACAACGACACCGAGCTGGCCCAGCTGGTGAGCGAGCTCCAGCGTTCCTGGAGAGCTGACAAAAAACAAAGCCAGTGGGATACCCTCCAGGCCCTCTACGCTGAGCAACACCGCCGCCGCGGCGCCTGATGCCGGGCTAGTACGTCTGCACTACTCCCCCTACGGGGGGAGGGTTGCGGATTCTGGCCGCCTGGAGCGGGTGCCTAGGAACTTACTGATACATTCGCATTTCCTCCCTCTGTTACACACCCGGGGGAGGGGTCGAATTTCTGTAATACCCTAGAAGGTACCCGTCCCCGAAAAAATGGCCGAAACGGCTGGAACCCTCTCCCTCCGCTACGCCCAGGGACAAGTCTTCTCCAGCCGAAAACGCTTCAGAGTATTGGTAGCCGGCCGCCGCTTCGGCAAGAGTTACCTCTCATGTATCGAGTTGCTGCGTGGGGCGATCGAAAGGCCGGGCGAAACATTCTTCTATGCAGCCCCTACATACCGGATGGCGAAAGACATTGCCTGGAAGGTAATGAAAAAGCTGGTCCCGAAAGCCTGGATCAAGTCCAAGAACGAGACCGACCTGAAGATCGAACTAGTCAACGGCTCAACCATCGAACTGAAGGGCACTGAAAACGCCATGGCCCTGCGAGGCCGCAGTTTGGCTGGCGTGGTGCTCGACGAAGCCGCCTTCATGTCCAGCGAAGTCTGGTTCGAAGTCATCCGACCCGCACTTGCCGACAAACAAGGCTGGGCACTCTTCATCTCCACCCCGGATGGTACCGCCAGCTGGTTCTACGAACTCTGGCAATACGCCGACAGCGGCGACTCTGACTGGAGCCGCTGGCAATTCACGACCATCGACGGTGACAACGTCCCACCGGAAGAAATCGAAGCCGCCCGCAGCCAACTCGACGCCCGCACCTTCCGCCAAGAATTCGAGGCCAGTTTCGAAAACCTCAGCGGCCTCGTCGCCGTCTCATTTGGCGACGAAAATATCTCCACCGAAGCAACCGATATTTCAATACTTCCACTCCTTCTGGGGGTGGACTTCAACGTGGATCCCATGT